CTCCCCGGCTGTCGCTGGGGTAGTCATGGACACTGATCGAAACGCCTACCCGATCACGGCGTATAATCCGAACGGCATGGAGGTCCAGTTTCACGCTTTGATGGCGACCGGTGGAGGTCCGCTCCGTACATATGGTGACTTCCAAACGGCGGTGAATCCTACCTATCCGATCACTATGACCGAGAACTGCCTTCTGCAAGCGCAGATTTCTTACGAGGGAAGCGGATCTATTTACCAACCGTATGACACGGAGGAGGCCGAGGCTATTCTTGCAGCGGCCCGTAAAAAGGAGAATCATGCCAAGTAACGCAGAGAAAGTACTTACCGAAGCCCGCAAGTGGCTTGGTCACAGGGAGCGCGAGCCGCAGCGCGACAATCGCGGCACGGGCAACCCGCCTACCAGCAGCCTTGGTAGCTGGATCGTCAACAAGTGCTGGCAGGAAGGTGGCTACACTTCACCGCAGCCGTGGTGTGGGTGCTTTGTAATTTTTGTCGCAAATCGCTGTGGGTACAAAGCGTACCAGCCTACCTCCAAAGGCGGAGTGGGCCACGGTTATACCGGGACCACCTACTCGGAAGCCCAGAAGCGCGGCTGGCTTAAGTCGAAGCCGGTTAGCGGCGCGCTGCTGATCAAGAACGGCAAGCACGTCGGGATCGTGGACCACGTTTACTCAGACGGCTCGTACAGCACCATTGAGGGCAACTCCAACGACGCGGTGAGCGCCCGGCGGCGAAGCCCCAGTGAGGGCTGGTCGTTCGTGGTGCCAAATGACCTCGGTGGAGTGGGGTCCACCAGCGACGTAACGATGTACGCCTTTGAGCGGCTGGACGTCAAGATTTACGGCGGCTGGGGCACTAAGGAGGCTCGTGACGGGCAGGAAGAGAAGTTTAAGCGGGCCAACCCGGATTACTGGACGCGCAAGGTCAAGACCTCTAAGAAGTCGCCGTACAGTTTTGAGGCAGGGCCTCCCGGCACCTACGGGAAGCCGGTGCAGTACGGCGGATGGACGTCGAAGGCGACGCGCGATGAGCAGCTAGCAGCGTTTCAGGCGGCGTACCCCGGCATTCCGACGCGCACGTTTAACTACAAGAAGACCGTTGCGGGGCCTCCGCCCAGCGACTCTACGCCCACTACCAGTGGGCCCGACAAGACCACCTAAGGAGCACAATGCAGTCGCAGCAGTTGACACCTGAAGAGATTGTAGACGACGTTGACGAGCCGCGTGACGCGCCGCCGTCGGCTACTGTCGTGCGTTTTAAGTGGCTTCGGTGGCTTCTAGAGAAGACGCCGGGGCTTCTTGAGCGTAATCCAAACGTGACCGAGCTTAAGGCTCGTGTGCACGATTTTAGAGTAGAGAGGGGCGAGATTGCCGCTGGACCCGAAGAAGTGTAAGACCTGCGGCAAGGAGTTTGTTCCTATCCGTAAGACAGCTAAGTTCTGTACGGATAAGTGCCGCTATCACGCTCATCTAGCTAACAAGAAGCGAATCACGATCCCGCGCGACCTGCGCTGGTCTGTGCTCAAGCGTGACGGGTTTATGTGCCGCTACTGCGGTGCTAAGCCCGGCGACCGCGAGCTTCGCGTGGACCACCTCACGTCCGTCAAGGATGGCGGAGCTTTGACCGCTATGAATAATCTCGTCACGGCTTGTGACCCCTGTAACTCTGGTAAGGGTGATCGCAGCCTGACGATGGACGACGTGCCGCCTCTTGCCTAGAACGACGACATACTGCCTTCACTGTGGCGAGAAGCTGCCTGAGGACTCGCGCGCATCGCGCAAGTACTGCAACGATCATTGCCGCAAGGAATCACACAGGCTTGCCGGTGGTAAGGGCAAGATAACCGAGCAGCGCGACATTGCGCGCAAGCTCGCCTTTGAGAACATCCAAGACGAGGTGCGCGAGGTGCTTCGTCAGGAGATCCGCGAGCAGATCACTCAGCACGTTCACGACAACGTGCTGGGCGCTGCCGAGTCCATGACTCACCTTCTGCCTGAGGCGATGGCCGCTCTCAAGCAGGACCTAGAGTCCGAGGACTGGATGGCTCGCTCGCGCGCGTACGCGCTTGTGATGAAGTATGCTATGAGCTTCAAGGATACCGACCCCAAGGAAGGTGGGAATCAGAACATCGTCGTCGTTTCAGGAGTACCTACACCGGACACCCCCTTCGGACATGCGGTCGTGGAGCACTATGAAGAGCTCCCGCGCGCATCCGAGGGCATACCCGCCGAGAAATACGAGGAAACCTCCGGCCTTGAGGACTTTGAGAAGGACTGGCCCAAGTGCTACAGCTGCAAGTCGCACAAGCACCCGTCTAATATGAGGAAGCACGATGACACGCGCTACATTTGCACGTCGTGCAGTATCACACGCGACTACAAGATGGGCAAGCACAGCCCTGACCTAGACCAGAATAGGGACGGGCTGTTCAGTTGAGCGAGGTTCACTTTGCCTATACTCCTTTCGACATCCACCTTCCGTTCCATCTTACGTCTGCACGGGAGAAAGCGGCTATCGGAGCCGTCGGATCAGGTAAGACTATTGCGCTCTGTGCTGATGCCATTTCTCTTGCACTGACGCAGCCGGGCAGCCGCATTATGGTTGCCCGCCAGTCGGTCCCGTCACTCAGGGACACCACCGAGACCGAGTTTGTGAACCTGCTGTCCATGCGCCCGGACGATGTAGAAGAGGGCACGACTCTGTGGGACCTGTGCGACTCGCGCAGGCAGGCCGGGCACATTGACCGCATCATGTTTCCCAACGGCTCAGAGGTGATGTTCCGCTCTCTGGACGACTGGCGCAAGCATATGTCCCTGAACCTCGCCGCCGTGTATATTGACGAGGCGTCTGAGGTCAGTGTAGACGCCTTCAACGGTCTCAAGACCCGCCTCAGGCAGCAGCAGCCGACCGCCGAGGCGCGCGAGCTGGGGCACAAGTGGGACAAAAGCAACGTCAGGCAGTTGATTGCACTGGCTACGAACCCCAACGGCCACGACTGGATCTGGGAAAGGTTCGTGAACAACCCGCCCGAGGGCACGCGTCACTTTAGGTCCACGTCATTTGACAACCCCACCCTCTACGACGACTCCGGGCAGCCGTCAAACTACCTGCAGTCGCTACTCGGGATGCCCGAAATCTGGGTTCGTCGCTACGTGCTGTGCGAGTTTGACGCATTTGAGGGCCAGATTCTTGAGTTCTCGCCGGAAAATCACGTCATCAGCCACTTTGAGCCGCCTAAGGACTGGGAGCGGGCAATGGGACTGGACTGGGGGCTCAGGAACCCCACGGCTGTCGTGTGGTGGGCGCGCAAGCCGGGGTCAACACGCTGGGTTCAGTACCGAGAGTGGCAGACTTACGACCCGACAGACGCTCAGTCGCGCGAATCGTACCAGACTATGAGCGTTCACGACGTTGCCAAGACGATTAAGCTGCTGGAACAGGGCGAGAACATCAAATATCGCGCCGCAGACCCGGCTATTCGCAACCGAATGGGCGAATCTATGAAATCTATCCAATATTGGTTCTCTGAGCACGGACTTCACTTCCAGTTGGGCAGCAAAGACTACTCATCGCGCATTAACGCCCTAAATCAGCTGCTAGTTAGGGGCGATTTGGTGCTATCCGACCAGTGCCCCATGACATCTGTTGCATTCCAGCAGTATAGGTGGGCATCTATCAACGTACAGCGCGAAACCGACGGGGCTGAGCGGCCACGTAAGAAGGATGACCACCTTGTAGACGCTGCACAGTACATTGCTACGCTATTTTACGGAAATCAGCCCGTTCAGGCGGTAGAAAAGCCGGTTTCCACGCTAAATAGCCAGATTTGGGACCAAGTTAGCAGTCAAATCAAGTCCCAGAAGCTCCGTAACCGCTATAATATGATATAATACAAGCTATGACTACTACACCGCAACTCTTGGAAACGGCGCAGGCGTTCAACTCTAACCCTGATCCGATGTTTGCAGGATGTCTCAACACGGGCAATAACGAGCGGGGCGTTGTGTTCCCCGGCGTGGAGGTCCTTGAGGCGTCCTACTGTTTCATCGGTGTTACGAGTATGATTGAAGGCATCGCCGCAATCTACAACATCACGCCCAACGAGGCGCGTAAGCGCATTGAGGGCGACAAGAAGGCTGAGAATAAGCTGGCGAAGCTGGACAAGGAAATCGCCAATCTTAAGAAGCAGCTTGAAGAGTGGGAGAAGTTTAAGGCTGCAGCGGAGGATTCGGGCCTGTTCACTGTGGCCCTTGATTAATGGCTGACGACAGCGATAAGACACCCGCAAAGCTGGACATCATGGAGCTCGCGGAGCGTAAGGAGTACGCGCGCAAGAGCCGTCGTGTCTGGGAGCCCGACTGGTGGATGAATCTGGCCTATGTCAACGGCGAGCAGTACGTTGAGTGGGACCTGACCACCAACCGCCTGATTGAGCTGGTCCAGACGCCGGGCACCGAGCGGACCACCCACAACATCTGCATGCCCATCACGCGCCGTGAGCGGGCCAAGATCCTCAAGACCGTCCCGATTGTTGAGGCGCTGCCTCGGACGGATGCTGAGGACGATCAGTACATGGCGCGCGTCCTGAACGCCCAGTATCGCAACTGGCGCAAAGAATGGAAGATGGACCGCCGCCTTCGGAACGCATCGTTTTGGATTGTGACGACGGGTAACGCATGGCTCAAGTGGTACTGGGACTCTAATGACGCCGACGCCAAGATGGCGGTGTGTGCGCCGTTCGACGTGTACCCAGACCCGTACGCGAAGTCAATGGTTGACTGCCGCTGGGTCATCCACTCGCAGTTCCTTGACCGTGAGACCGCCGAAGAGCGTTACAACAAGAAGTTCGACTCCAATGACACCAACGTACTCACCGGCATTGAGGGCAGGCTTTACGCCAACTACACCGACTCAGTGTATGCCAACCTGCCCGGCGTAGTGGTTAACGAATACTGGGAGCCACCGAACGCATCGCGTGAGAAGGGCGCATACGTCGTGTATGCCGGGAATGAAATCATCCACGAGGGCGACTTCCCGTACGCACACGGGCACATGCCGTTTACCCACATCGGGCACATTGAGCGTGCGAACAGCAAGTGGTACGCCTCGGTCATGGACTACATTCGCGGTCCCCAGCAGGAGCTCAACCGGGTGGAGTCGCAGATTATTGAGAACCGGAACCTTGCCAATGGCAAGTGGTTTATTCCGTTCTCGCTTGAGCTTGAGGCCGAGCCGGACGCGAGCCCGCGTCAGGTGCTGCGCGCCTCCGGCGGTCCTCCCGACGCTTCGCCGCAGTTCATTGAGATTCAGGCGCTGCCGTCGTGGGTGCAGGGTGAGTCCATGCGCTTTACGCAGATGGCGCAGGACATCGCCGGTCAGCACGAGGTCAGCCGAGGTGGCGTGCCCGGTCGCGTGGAGGCCGCGCAGGCCATCCAGCTGCTGCAGGAGACCGACGATGAGGTTCTCAAGGACACCATTCACTCTCTGGAAGAGGCGCTGGCCGAGGGCCTGTGGCAGTGCTCGTCGCTGCTCAAGGAGTTTGGCGACGCCAACCAGATCCTCAAGAGCTACGACGACGAGGGGATGATTGAGGTCTTCCAGTTTCAGCGTGACCGCATCCCCGCTGGCGACGAGCTTCGCGTGGTCACGCAGACCACCACCGGCCTGCCGCAGAGCATCGCTGGTCGCTGGGATCGCGTGCTGAACCTGTGGCAGTACAAGGTCATTGAGGACCCGAAGCAGGTCATGGAGCTTCTTAACCTCGCGCCTGAGTCGCCGGACCTGCTGCCCGAGGCGCAGGACAAGGCACAGGCGTACCGTGAGAACAAGCTGATGGAGGGTGTGCTTGACGGCACGCCGAAGCCCATCCAGCCTGATAAGTGGAACAACCACGCTGTTCACATCATGGAGCACCGCCGCTACATGAACACGGATGCGTTCAAGAAGCTTGACCCAGAGATTCAAAATTACTTCCAGTTCCACCTTGACACCCACCAGCAGCTTGCAATTGACGCGGCGCTGGAAGAGTCTAAGGTGCAGATGGCGATGCAGGGCATTGACCCTAACGCGCCTCAGATGCCCCCGGAGGCTGGGGGAGCTCCGCCCGCTGGTCCGCCAGCAGGCCCACCGCAACCAGAGGGGCCGGGACCTATGGCCCCCGTCCAGCCATAGGAGGCTGAATGAGTACTAACGCACCGCCAATGCCGATGGAGCAGGGGGACATGCCCTCCGCTGCACAGGCTGGAATGGGACAGGGGGCATACCCCCCAGAGTTTAACAAGGCAGCAGACGCCGCCGAGCAGGCGCTTGGCCAGATGTACAAGATTTGCCACCAGCAGGAGCCCGGCTCCCCGCTGTGTGACGCACTGATGAACATCATGGCCGCTGTTGCAGAGATCGAGGCGACCGCCGGAACAGGTGGTCCGCCCAACGAGCCAGCACCGGAAGAGATGGCAGCGATGGAAGCTGCTGCTCCGCCGGTCCCCGGAGGCGCACCCGCGCCAATGGAAGCTGGACCTCCGGCGATGTCGGGAAACCCTGACATGGCCGCTGCCGCTGCTGAGGCAACGGCGATGATGAACACCAACCGCCGCGCACCAGCGTAGCAGAAAGAGGAACCATGAGCGAAGAGGCACAGGCACCAGCAGGCGGAGGGTTTGAAGTTGAGCCCGAGGACGTGAAGTCGTCCAAGTCTGACACGCCCAAGACCGAAAGCAAGGAGTCCAAGTCACAGCCCAAGTCTGAGACAAAGAGTTCCGACGGGAACTCTGAGTCGAAGCAGGAGGCCAAGGACGCAGGACCCGCGCCGTGGGCCAACGACCTTGCGGAGCGAGGTCTGGATGACCCTCGGATTGACCAGTATCTGCGGGAGGTTTGGCAGCCCCGCATGACCCAGTTTGAGCAGGATCTGGCCGGATGGTCTGAGCTGTTTGGTGGGGACATGGAGGCCGCACAGATCATGGCAGGACTGGCCGAGGCTCTGGACAACGACCCGGAAGGCACTTATCAGCAGATGGGCGAGCTTCTCGGCCTGTCTGGTGACATTGGGGAGTACGACGAGTTTGACGAGGCAGAGCACAGTCCCACACCGTATGACGATGACGACGAAGAGGGGTACGAGGACTCCGAAGAGGGGGATGAGTACCGCGACTGGGTGATGAGCAAGATGATGGAAGAGCAGGAGGCACAGCAGGACGCCGCCTATGAGGACCTTCTGGTCAACATTGAGCAGCAGGTGCCCGGCTTCGACCGTGATCTGTTCCACGCAGCTATCGTCGCGTTTGAGGGGGACCCGGACAGCGCAATGGAGTGGTACATGAAGTACCACCGCGCGCCCGAGGCACCGGCTGAGATGGATGGGCCGGACCCCGTGGGTGAGGGAACTAGTGGTGTGCCTAACAAGGACGAGTACTCCAATCTTGGGAGCGCGATTGACGCTTTCCTGTCGGAAGACAGGACGAGTCGGTCAACGCGCTAGATCAATTAAGGAGAAAGCCTAATGGCAGATACTTCTAGTTTCAGCGCAGCGATGAAGACCAAGTTCATTGGTCCGATTCGTGACCAGCTGCATTCTAACAAGATCCTGCTTTTCGGTCTCCGTACTCGTGACGGTGACGACAAGCAGGACATGCCGCATGCCTCTCGTGATTTCCGGGGCATTGTGGCGGACTCTACCGGCATTGACTTTGTTGGTAACGAGTTCCGTATCCCCCTCCGCACGTCGCGGAATCAGGGTACTGGTCCGCGAGCCGAGAACGCTATTCTTCCGGCTCCGGGGAATCAGGGATACAAGTACATCAGTGAGGACCTGCGGTACTTCTACGGTCTGTTCAACATCACTGGCCAGCTGCTTAAGGCCAGCGAGTCGAACGAGGGTGCGTTCCGTCGCGCCCTGCAGGCTGAGATGGAGGGCATCACTGACGACCTCAAGCGGCACGTCAACATTCAGGCGTTCGGGACCGGCGACGGTGCCCTTGCGACTGTGACGGCTGTTGCGGGTAACGACATCACGGTTGACACCACCATCTACTTTCAGGGTGGGGAGTACCTTGACGTCTACGCCGCGCCGGTTGACCCGGCTAACTCGCCGCTGAACGCTAAGGCGTTCTACGTCACGGCGATTGACCGTTCGACCCGCACCCTCACCGTCAGCG